CTCTTTGCTCTGACATATGTGTAAGAGCAAGGACACAGGCACCTGTCTTTCTAGCAACATGATGAAGTTCGGACATGATTGCCCGAATGCCTGACCATTCTTCCCCGGTAACGGACACGCAATTCATCAAATTATCTATCACGACAAGTGCCGGTGCCATGCCATACACCTCGCCATAGGCAAGGACTTCGAGTTCAATGCTGTCTATATCTGGTGACGGATCAAAGACCCACTTGATGTGTGAGCCTTTCTCAGACAGCATTGAATCGAAATAGTGTGAGTCCTGATCAAGATAGGTCTCCACTTGTTGTTGCGGAATCCCACTTAAAGCAGCGACAGTACGAAACATCTGTGTTATTGGATCCGTATCGGCAGAGAAATACAAAGTTGGTACCTGACTTTTAAGTGCATATACCAAAGCCATAAGACTCTTACCGGAGTTTGGTTGCCCAGCGATTAGGCATAGTTGTGAATGACGGAACCTCATTCCATTAAGCTTCAATGATTCCCACACATCGGGCAATGGTTTCGCTGAAGAGTTTGTACTGTGTACTGCTTGAAGTAAGTTCAACATTAGGCTGCTATGGTTCGCTTTCTTTCTATGTTGTAAAATCTTCGGATAAACTTTCTATCATGTGCAGAGGAAGCTCCCCAATAATGGAAGTCCTCGTTATGTAATGCCCAATTAAAACAATCTTTTAAGAGTGGACATTGACTACAGATCCCTCGCAGAACCTCGTAGTGACTGAAGTCTTTTTCATCTGTACAGAACATCTCTGATCCTACAGTTGCACAAGCTTCCTTGCCGGTGAAGGCCGGATACTGAGGTGTATCCGGCTCCACCAGTTGGACTAAAAACTTTTGGTGTTGTGACCTCATCGGTTACTTAATCCAAATAGTTTCGGCCTCAGCCACTCCCTTACTGAAAGGCTTCGGGCCTTTTACTGGATCGAACCAACCGACATAGGATTTTCCGGCCTTGGATATTCCACGCTTCTTAGCATAGAAGCCACGACCATCAGGTAGTGGTGGTGCATCAGGCAGACCATAAGTCCACTCGTTTCCATAGCGATCCTTCAACGCTTCTACGCCAATGCTTGCAACTGGAGTATTAGGTTGTGCTGGTGCATTCCACTTATCAGTAGTAATAACAGTTCCACCCAAAGCATTCGCTATCTGTTGGGTAGACATTGGCTGTGCAAACGCATTAGCCATTGCTTGGAGTAGTGCCTCAGCACCACTCTGATCTAGAGCTTCAGACAATTTCTGTGCAAAGCCTGTATATGTTGCATCTGCAATAACAAAGATTGTTCCATCGTTTGTTTTTGTAGATACTTGAAAGCCGAGTTCAGCCATCTTATTTTTCCTCCGTGTGTTTGATGTTCAACCGTACTGATTCTTTTCCGGTTGTTTTCTTTGGTACAAAACCTATCTTCTCTTTAACCTGTTCCTCATCAACGGATTGACGAGGTGCCACAGTTGTCCAGCTTATCTCTACGCCAGACAATGTTCTCCCGAAGATACCTTCGAAAGTAGATTTCAAAGAATCAGATTTTGTTTCTAACTTTTTGATTTCGTTATTAACTTGTAGATATTCCAAGGCATTCATATCCACCTGTGGATCATCAAGAAGAATCTCCGCCGGTGTTATACCGCCTTTTTTTAATCCAGTACACCCCACTTCACCACTTGGATCATAGTACTTGCAGTAGAACTGACAGTAACTAGCATCCTTCGCTGGTGGTGGTGCCTCATCTGCAAACTCAATATTGCGTAACCAGTTGAGAGCTTCTTCGGCAATACTTGGATCGTATGCTTCAGAGTGTACTTTGATATCTCGTTCATCCCCATCTCGTGGTATGCCCACAAGATTTACAGTTTTAACTTCATAGCCATTCTTGGCTAAAAGATAACCATAGGTTTGAACCTGCCAGATTTGTTGCCTTGATGGAAAGAAATTAAGGTTCTTAATCTTAACAGTTTTCCAATCGACAACAGCACCAGATGATTTAATATAGAGGTCGACATGGGCTTTCATTCCATCTGCTTCGACCTCAGTTTCAACAAGATATTCTTCCTGCTTTGGATCGTGCAATGCAAGAGCCTGTTCTATGGCTCCGTGAATTGCAGTACCCATAATAGCAGCAAGCTTTAACTCATTGCTATTGGTCTCAGGTTGTTGATTCAACCTGTACCAAACCTTGCGTGGGCAACCACCAAGTTCTGATGGCCCTACTTGTGTCTGAGTTGATCTACCTCTTGAAGCATCTTTCTTCTTGAGGATATCAATCAACACATCTTTAATTTCCTGCATTGGCTTCTTCTTCCTTTATCTTCATTTGTCTTGCATATTCTTGCCAGTAGAGTCCATAGTAAGCGACATCAAAACTGAATCGCTTCATATGTTGAGCCAATGCACCGGTGTGTGCATAAACTTCTATACCAACTTTCTTTAATTTTCTAAAGAAACTTATATCTTCGCCTATAAATTTTCCATCACCTTGATCAGTTTCCTGAAAAAGATTTTGCGATTGAAAGCCTTCTCTTAGCTTTGGAACTATTGACTTGTGCATAAGAACTAATCCCATACCTGCACTATCAACTTTGATTAATGAGTCTATTGGAAGTGGATGAATATACTCCACCTGAAACTCATCTTCAGTATCCATAAATATTGTTGGCATCGGGGTCATTAATGTTGTCTCCATTCCTTTGGATACAAAGTACACCCCAGATACGACAGGTCGTGAGACCTTATCGGCAGCATCCCAAATCTTCTTGAGTATGTCTGCTGTTAAAACTATGTCTGAATCTACCCAGAGTAACCAATCGGTTTTAATTTGATCAGCCCATATATTGAGAAGATCCATACGCTGTCTGGCAATCTGATTGCCTTGGACACGAACAGCGTTATTAAAAAATATCCCATGCTTTGCAGATGTAAGTGTTGTGTATAGCAAGCCCTCTGTGAACTTGCCATCAGTCATGCCATTGTCACACCAGCCAATGGATAAAGTTTCTTTGCTACTATGCGGCATCTACTTGCCACTCCTTCCAATGCGGAATCTTTGCAGTATCAGATTGGTTAGCCTTCCACGCTTTCCAAGCTTCTCTCTTCTTGTGATCTTCAAGAGATCTTCCATTAACATTAGGCTTCTTGGCTTTGGGTTGCTTTGGGTTTTTCTTGGAAGCTTTACCGTTTCGCCGGTTCGTATTTCTAACACCACTACCCCTGCCTTTCTTGGGCTTGCCCATCTTGTGACCTTTCCTTTTGTAGAACTGTTATTGCGTATTCAAGTCCATCAACTAAACCTTGTTTGTATTCAGTATCAGGTAGTGGTTCTGCTTCTAAAAGTTTCTTGCAAAACTTATCAATATAAAAATCTTTAAGTAACATTTTGGTATCCCTTAATGTAGTCCTCTACCAACTTAGAGATCTTCGCCTCTCCATCGACTGGTCGCCATACGATCATTATTCCCGGAAGAATTAGATTCTTTTCTTCTGGTAGTGGAACAAGTTGAACCATGCGATCAGCAATGAAGAACCCTTCATGAAACCAATCAACAAGATCTAGCTTGCCCAACAGGTACTGGCTGGATTCATATGCATGATCCCACCAGATAGATATACCACCATCCCTGCCATAAGAAAACCCCATGACCCATGGATGAGGGCGTAATGAAGAATCGGATAACTCAGCCATCTGTGCATAGATGTTGTTTACCTCAATCAGCTTTTCTGTCATGGAATAAGTGTGACACATGGGTATGACAAATTGTGGGATTTCAGCGTGTCGTGATATTGTTGGCCTACCTCGAAAGAGGTGGGGCAGAAACTTCAAGGCGACACTATACGGTGTAGCACCTGACCAACCATAAGTTTTTTATGGGGGGTGGGGGGGCATTTCTTAAAGCTCTTCTACCGGTGTAGTTTTTGGGCATAAAAAAAGAGGGCCACCCGAAGGTGGCCCCATTTCTTGTAAGAGTTATTACTCTTCGTCAATATCCTCTGGATCTGTCCAGAGAGCTGCTTCTGTCTTATCGTTTTCTACACGCTGTGCATACTCACCTAGACCCAATGCAGACAAGACAAAGATAACTGCTTGCTCTGCTGGAATATCTGGTGATATTAAAGTAACGATTAAAGCAACTGCTGAAGATACAAACGCTGCAACTCTAGCAGGGTGACGATGAATTAATGATTTGATCTTTTCCATTTAGTCCTCCTTTGGACTTGGTACTTCACATTTCTGTGGGTTCCGATTCTTCAGACTTTGAATGACAGCATCTGGAGAAGAGAACACTTTCTTTTTTGTCCAAGGGAACCAAGAGCTTTTATCGTTCTCATGCTTTGGATCGATGGAGATGTGCATATGTTTTGAGTGTGGGTTTGATCCGGTATACCGGCGGTCTCCCTCACTTGCTCTGGCACGAGTCCAGATCTTGCTATCGAAGATTAAGTAGGCAACTCTTTTGTCATCCTTAAACTTCTGAAACAGTTCATGACAGTCTATCCCAGACTTTGGGTCATGGGTTAGATCGACTGCGTGTCCTGTGTTGTGATCAGAATTAGGGCTGGCTTTTAGGTGGGCAGCAGAAGGCAGGAGCCCATCGCTGGCCTTGTTGCGTTTCGGAAAAAGCTTGGTTGCTTGTCGCAGAACAGCAAGGGCAGCAGGTGTGGCTCTCTTGGCAACAGGTTTCATTTATAGCTTCCTTATCCATACTTGGGATCCTGTATCTAGTAGTTCGATCTCTTCCTTAAGAAGGGTCAGAAATAGGTCTATAGCTGGCTGTGGTCGCTTTTCAAGGGGTAACTCAGCCCCCCATAGGTAATCATCAAAGGCCATGATTCCGCCCTTTCTAAGGGCTTTCCAGCCAAGGCTGGCATCCTGCCAGACCCCTTGGGCTGTATGGTCTCCATCGATATAGATGAAGTCATAAATCTCATCTTCGGGCAGCCGAGCATAGAACTCTAGGCTGGTTGACTTGACCTTTATTACTCGTGGGTAATCTTTAAGCTTCCAGTCGTAGGTCTTTTCGACATCAAGAAAATCCATTTTATGATGAGCTTCTTCATCAGATCCCTGCCAAGTATCCACATCAACAAGGACTGAACTCTTCTGGGTCAGGATGTTTTGGATCAGCCATAAGCTGGCATCACCTGTGAAGGCACCGACTTGTAAGAATCGTAGATCTTCTTTACCCTTAAATGTTTCTAAATGTTTATTGAAATACACAACAGCGTGAGAAGCAAACCAATTTGGATAGCTCACTTCTGTATTAATATCTCATACAATCTGTCTAGTTTTGCAGATAATCTATTAACCTCGTCACGCAAACTTGTTCCACCATTAGGTTTAAGTTCTGCTAAGTAATGTTTGACTAACCATCTAACTCCACCGGCTAATGCGGAAAGGATTGTTATTATTGCGACCGCCAGTCCGGCCCAGTCAAGATAGTTCATTATACAACCGTTCTCATAGTGATAGTGATGATCCCTCCGAAGTTATCATTATTGCTACTTGGTGGGGTCATACGAGTGAATGAAATTTCTTCGATGACAGCATCGAAGTTTTCACCAGAGGTGAAATCCTGCACGAGAACTGTTGCTCCTTCAGTCTCAAGTTGTTCCAAATCGGATAGCCTTAATCTAGCTCCGTTTTCTGTTCCGAAACGAACACCTCTTCTATCTGTTTCAAAGTCATAACACATTAGAGGCATTTGAAGTAATCTAGATCTAGTGGGTGAAGGTATAGCCTTAATGGCATAGCCATTTAATACAGCACCCTTAGTGCTGTCAGTAGATTTTCTATAGAGAACAAATCTAAGTTGACCATTTACCTGTGTCTGTTGAAACCCTGAAGTAATATCATAATCTGTGTTATATGAGTTTCCTTCAACTAAAGTAACTACCTGAGTTCTACCCTCAAGGGATTCAGTATAAACTTCAATATCACCTTCAAGGGTTCCTGTTTCAACCCTGACACGCTTCCAAGATTTCTTCTCAAGAGTACCCCAGTTAACAATAGCGGTTGTGATAGTTCCTTCAGCAACTAAATTAGTTAAATGTTCTAACCAGATACCGCTTGCGGTAACAGAAAAGAATAATTGACCGGTTGTTGGAAAGAAGCCTATAGAGTCAACTGCTCCTGTCGTTGATACTGCTTGCACATCGGTTGCATATGGGTATCCACCATCATCTAAAAGTTGTCCAAGATAGATCCTGTATGCTCCAGATGATCCATCAATTCCGCTTTTAACACCTGCCCATATGTATGAGTCACGAGCTGCAAAGCAAAGGACTGGACTACTGGTCTCAAAAATTATAGGGCCATAAACAATGGTTGCATCATCTGCAATAGCAGCAATACGAACACCACGAGATGTTCCAATGGCAAGAAAAGTTCCAAGATATCCAAACAATGAACGAACAGTTTCACCACGAGGTATATCTGCTACAGAGATAGCAGCTCCTAAAGCACCGGTAGCAGCATCAGGCTGCACCTTAAAGATTGCAGACTTATCACCGGCATAACCAGAGAGGTAGATAGCTCCACGACCCTCAGCAATATCTGACCAAATCCATCCAATGGGTACTGTGGTTGTATTTGTTATTGCTGTAATTCCGCTAATATTATGTGTACTTGAATGACTTTCACTAAATGGTAATGAATATGCAGCAGCAACAGGAGTAGTTCCTGCAACATAACTAATGCCAGCCACAATACGATTCTTTACAAACTTAAGAACTACATTAGTGGCGTTAGCTGTATTGATCTGGTAATGCTGATGAAGGCTAAGTGATCCACCAGTAAAGTCTCCATGATAGATATAATCTTCGGTAGCTAAATAAAGTTCTGATCCATCTGTTTCAGCAGCAAGAATCTTTTTAGAAATTGTTGCACCGGTAACAAGTGTGGTGGCAGTACCGGCTGAAGTAACACGAGATACTCGAACCGCAGTTGTGGATGCAGCAGTTGACTCTGTATTAATGGCAAGAAGATAATCTGTACCACCATAACTTATTGATAAGGCTATAGTCTTTGCGGTAGCAGAGGTGCTTGTAACATCATAAATTTTAGAAGTGTCTTTGAGAAGAGAAAGTTCACCTATAGTCCAAGGATCAATACCTGTTGATTCAAAATATCTGAAACGAAGAAGATCGGGATTACCCTCAAGAGCTTCTTGGAACTGGATCCCTGCACCAAGGTGCCATGATGTCTGAGATCTAACCCATAGACCTGAGTCAAGAGTCTGTTCACCCGGTTCACGAGCTTGGTCAATACGCTCATATTTCCATCGGGCAGTAGATCTGCGGTATGGAATCGTATCTGTGATGTTGTAAAGGAATGGCAAACCACCAAGGGCAACATCAAAAGCATAGGTCTCAAGATCGTAGTACTCAGAGCTACGACCGGTAAGGTCGTAAGGGGTTGTTTCCGTAATATCTGGCGATTTAGATTTTTTGAAAACCACGCCTATCTCCTTATGGTGAATTATGAAAGTTCTTACTTATGACATTGGGCGAGGACACTTTCTAAACTGCCCCTGTTTCAAAATTAGTTGAGCAGTTTAAGCCCATGCTCAGGGGTACAGATTATTCTGTAGGGATTTCTTTTTTAATCCACTCTTTATTTATTTCAGACCATCTCCATACAAAACCTTTAACTTTATCTGGTTTAGCAACAGGTGCTTCCCATTGATATGTTGTGTAGTTTAATTTCCAAGATGGATATGGTTGTGGTGCAATAAATACATCAAAATCTGAGTCGTATTTATACCCAATACCAGCATAATTTGCACGGATATTTCCGTTATAGGAAGTACGCTTGCAAGTTAATCCTTCAAACCAAGGGCGAGAAGCGTAAAATGCTTCCCAAGCCTCAGATGAACCGCCAACTTGTGTTCCATCTAAATCAGTTTGAATTATGTTTTCATCAACACCAGTAATTACATTAACTACTATGTTGTTTTTATTTATCAATGCATAATGTGCCATTATGAGATACTCACATTCCCACTACCAGCAGTGAATCGTTTATATGAATAAGAACCATCGGTACCAGTTGAATCGGCAGTTAATCCAGCACCAACAGTGATTGTTCCATCAGATGTTAGCCAACGAATAATGACTACGCCCGAACCAGCAGCA